CCACGTTGTCCCTACTTGGGCTGACATTCTTAACCGTGCGGGACTTGGAATGGAAGTAATGCATGAGCGTAATGCTCATAACTTCCCACTTGATCTAGCTGCAGCGTCTACCACTGAGGTAGCACTGACTGCACCTTCTATTGGTTAACTAAAACTAATTCGTACGTTCATCCTTTGGGACGCATGTTACTTAGACAGGGAACGGGGTCTAAGTTTTATCTTGTACGAACACATGACTGACATCGAAAAGCGTTACATCATCAAAAGCTACAACTCCCTTGTGCGTCAGCAGAAGGAGCTAAAGCTATGTTATCGCGGCACCGCCTATAAGAAAACTGTATCTTGCTAATGCCACATCAATCAAAAAAAGTTACTGCTTCACGTACAAAACTTACACCCGCTGCAGTAGTACATAACACACCGTTTAATCGGTGCGGCAAATGTGGTGATAAGAAACCTCAATGTCGTAAACAAAAGAAGTGCCTTAGAGGTCTTCAGTAATAGCTTGGGAGGCACCTCAGAGTCGGACCTCCCTTGCATTGGCGTTGGCCTTCTACGGAAGATACCCTTCGCCGTCTAGACGGTGGGAATAGACCACAAAAATTTTTGATCGATCGAGAAACTGTTTCATATTCAATTTTATTTTTAGTTTAAATAATGGCACATCAAAGTTCTACGCTGACCACCAACCTTACACGGCCTGGTCAGTCTAATAGTGCGGGAGACGCCCGCGCCCTTTATCTCAAGCTGTTCAGTGGCGAGATGTTCAAAGGGTTCCAGTACAACGCAATCGCACGTGACCTTGTCATGAAGCGTACGCTTAAGAACGGCAAGTCTTTGCAGTTCATCTACACCGGTCGTACCACGGCTGAGTATCACACCCCTGGTAACGCAATCCTCGGCAACTCCGATGGTGCACCTCCAGTGGCCGAGAAGACCATCACTGTTGATGACCTTCTGATCAGTTCTGCATTCGTGTACGAATTGGATGAAACTCTTGCCCACTACGAACTGCGTGGTGAGATCTCTAAGAAGATCGGTTATGCACTCGCTGAGAAGTATGACCGTCTGATCTTCCGTGCGATCACCCGTGGTGCACGTGCTGCATCACCTGTCACGAAGACTAACTTCAAAGAGCCAGGTGGTACCCAGATTCGTGTTGGCGCTACTGCCAATGCATCTGATGCGTATAACGCTCAGAACTTGACAACCGCTTTCTTCGATGCTGCTGCAGCACTTGACGAGAAAGGTGTTAGTCAGGACGGGAGAGTCGGGATCTTAAACCCAAGACAATATTATTCGCTGATCCAAGAAGTTGGAAACAACGGACTGATCAACCGTGACGAGCAAGGCTCTGCTTTGCAGTCCGGTCAGGGAATCATTGAGATTGCAGGCATCAAGATCTACAAGTCAATGAACATCCCATTCTTCTCGAAGTACGGTACTAAGTACGGCACTGGTTCTGCTACCAACCCTGGTACTACCAGTCCCGGTAACCTCGGTGACTTCGTATCTGCCGATGTTGAAGATGCTGCTAACGACGTTACTGGCATTAACAACGAGTACGGTGAAGAAACCGAATTCGCTAACTCCTGCGGACTTATCTTCCAGAAGGAAGCCGCTGGTGTTGTCGAAACTATTGGACCACAGGTTCAAGTAACTTCAGGCGATGTGTCTGTGGTTTATCAGGGTGACGTTATCCTTGGCCGTCTGGCTATGGGTGCTGACTACCTGAACCCTGCTGCAGCCGTTGAGCTGTTTGCAGGTACCGCAAGCGCACCTGCTGCATTCTGATTTTTATTTATATGGGGATCCTTCGGGGTCCCTTTTTTTTAACTATGACAACTCCTACAACTATTGATCTCGATACCGAACTATCCGCAGTTAATTCAATCTTGGGGAGTATCGGTCAGTCTCCAGTTACTAGCCTTAACTTTACTAATCCTGAAATTGAGTTCATCTATAACTTGCTGAAGGAAAGTAATGTTGAAGTCCAAAATGAAGGTTGGGTATTTAATCGTGAAGATCATTACCCATTCACGCCTGACGTAAATAAAAATATCTCTATTCCTAATAACGTCTTACGTATGGATGTATGTGAGGAAGAGGTGTATAGGTCAAGTGATGTAGTCAAGCGTGACGGAAAGCTATACAACAAGATCAAGCATACATATGAGTTCGACCAAAAGCTCGATATGAATGTTATTTGGTTGTTTCCTTTTAATGATCTACCACAACCCTTTAAGCGTTTAATTACTGCTAAGGCTTCAGTACGTGCTGCTGTGCAGCTTGTGTCTAATCCTACGCTTGTGCAACTCCTACAACAACAAGAAGGCTTTGCTCGTGCAATCGTTACTGAATACGAATGTAATCAAGGTGACCATAACTTCTTAGGCTTTGGTCATGATCAAGGCTATCGCTCCTATGAACCGTTCCGAGGACTACGTCGCTGATGGCAAGTATTACACAAACAATACCTAATTTTTATGGTGGTATTTCCAAGGTACCTGATACCCAAAAAGGTCAAGGCCAAGTAACGGATGCTTTGAATTGTATTCCTGAGATTAATGCAGGTTTAGTTAAACGTCCTGGTGCACGTCGTATTGGTACCTCAGCTTTGTCTGGAGCTACCTCTACTGGTTCTTGGTTTCATTATTACCGTGATGAAACAGAAGGTAGTTATATAGGTCAAGTGCAGACAAATGGTGCTGTCAATATGTGGTCTGCAGAGACAGGTAATGCCATCACTGTTACCTATGAAAGTGGTCAAGAAACAAACTTAAAGAACTACTTGAACAATGGAACTATCTCTGGTGAGACTTTACAGTTCACCACTATCAATGATAGTACGTTTGTTTGTAATCGCAATGTAACGGCTGCGATGACTACAGCCACTACTGATGCACGCCCACACACTTACTCTGCATTTGTTGAATTAAAGCAAGTACAGAATGGTAGGCAGTATGGGATTAATATCCATGACCCGACGTCAAGCTCTCTCACTACTATTACTACTGCAACACAGGTAGCTGCTAATCCAACTGGTAATGGCTTCACAACCTTTTCTGGCAGCCAAGGTCATTGTCCTTTAATAGGTACAAAAGTATTTACTAAGAACCAAGGTGGTGCAACAAACCTTGCATTCCGACTAACGACAACAGGACAGCAGGGTCCTCATCCGAGTGCTAATATAGTTGATCAGGCCAGTGAATATACCTGTAAATATTCCACTAGGCTTGACCTGCTTCACGGTGGAGAAGGTTGGGCTGTTGGTAGTGCAGGCACTGTGACGATGGAAGGTAAGGATTATCCGATCAATATTGACAAGATTGAAACCGTCCAAGTACGTGCATCAATAAAAGCTGTACGTCCTGACCCGACACCATTTGACCAGCAGACGAATGTCACTCCTGACAGCATCCTTGGTGGTATCACCTCTGAGCTATCTGGAACCAACATCAACTTTGAGGTTATTGGTAACGGGATTTACTTCTACAGCAACACAGTTAACTTCACTGTCGAAGCACAAAATACTGACCTACTGACCGTCATCACTGACCAGGTGAACGATGTAACTGGTCTTCCTTTCCAATGTAAGCACGGGTACATCGTCAAAGTATCTAACAGCAGCACTCCCGATGACGACTACTACTTGCGCTTTGAGGGCAACGGTGGTGGATCTGGTCCTGGTAGCTGGGTTGAATGTGCAGAACCAGGGATTCTTAAATCAATTGATCCCTTGAAGGTTCCAATTGTTATTCAACGTCAAGGCAATGGATCATTCCAAGTAAAACGTTTTACTTATGATTCACGTGATGTTGGAGATGACAACACTAACCCTACTCCTAGTTTTATTGGCAAAACAATTAACAAGGTTTTATTTTTTAGGAATCGACTAGGGTTTCTAAGTGATGAGAATGTTGTTTTATCTAGACCAGGTGACCTGGGTAACTTCTTTGTTAATACAGCTTTAACTGTTTCTGGTACAGATCCTATTGATATTAGCTGTAGTTCTACATACCCGGCAATCTTATTTGATGCTCTTGAGGTGAACACTGGTCTAATTGTATTTGCAGGTAATCAACAATTCTTGCTTGCTACAGACTCAGACATTTTGAACCCTGAGACTGCACGTCTTAGTAGCATCAGTACCTACAACTACAACACTGCTGTACCTCCCTTTTCTTTAGGTACATTAGCTGGCTACCTAGACAATGCTGGAGCCTTTAGTAGGTTCTTTGTTATGTCAAATGTCCAACGTGAGGGTGAGCCAAATGTCAATGAATTAAGTAAAGCTGTTTCTAACTTGTTAAGTAAAGATATTGATCTTGTTGCTGACTCTCGTGAGAACACTACTTTGTTTTTTGGCAAGAAATTAAGTGCTGAAGTCTTTGGTTATAAGTATTTTAGTATTGGCGAAAAGCAAATACAGTCGTCATGGTTTAGGTGGAAGCATACACGACCTCTTTCTTATCACTGTTGTGTAGATGACACATACTATTTTGTTGATGATCAGTTCTTCTTGCAACGCATTGACCTGATACGTGATGATGAATCTACCTTTACTGAAAACGGTAAGGAGTATGGTGTCTACTTAGATAACTATGTCAGTGCATCTGGCGGGACATACAGTGCAACTACTCGTAAGACTACCTTTAATCTAAGCTGGTTATCCAGTATTACAGATAAGACCGTAGATCTTGCGGCAGTTAAAGCAGGCTCTACTGGAATCATTGCTTTAAACATTGATGTACCTTCAAGCGGTACGTCTGTGACTGTTGACGGTGATCATTCAAGTGGAAGTATCTTGTTTGGATACTTGTACACCATGCAGGTTGACTTGCCTAGGTTCTTTGTACAGAAAGTTTCAGGTGATAAAACTGTTAACGAAGAGCGTGGCAGCCTTGTTATTCATCGCATCAAGCCTTCGTTTGGTCGTCTTGGTCAATACAACACAGTTCTAACTCGTACTGGTAAGACTGATTACGTTGATGAGTTCACATCATCTACATTTGATCAGTACAACATTGCTGATGTACAGGTAGAAGATGAGTTTATTGGAACCGTACCTGTGTATGAAAAGAATAATAACTTTAACTTATCAATTCAATCAACATCACCACTTCCCGCAACACTTATCTCTTTGACCTGGGAAGGTGATTATTCACCCAAATACTACAAGAATGTCTAAGTACATTTATCCACTAACTAAAGAGGTCGCTGTTCATGTGGCCTCTAATTTGCGCCCTGAGGACCGTAGAGAATGCACAGAGGGACATGGTCACAATCCTCTGCTTGCGCTCCTTGGAGGAGCTTCTAGTGGTTACTCAGCAGCCTTCATGATGCCTAACGGTAAGTGGGGTGCTGCTGGAGGAGTAGGTCCCGAGAACGGGATCTGGATGCTATGCACTCCTGAAATACACAACTATCCAAAGACCTTTGCACGTGAATGTAAACGTCTTATTGAAAGTAGACCAGAGAAGATGCTGTGGAATATTTGCGATAAACGCAATGTAGTCCATCTAAAGCTTCTTCGATTTCTAGGATTTAAGTTTCTACGTGAAGTTACTTATGGTCCTAACAATTTAACCTTTATAGAATTTTGCCGTGTGCGAACCAGTTAGCTTAGGTCTTATGGCCGCCGGTCAAGCAGCCAGTGCCTTTGGTGGTCTTATGTCTGCAGGTGATCAGAAAAAGGCGCAAGTAAAAAAATACAAAAGAGACCTTGAAATTCGACGTGTAAAATGGGACGGAGAACGTGGTCTTTACAAAACCCGTGTAGCTGAATACGAAACCTCAATTCAAGAAAATGGTTTGAAGGCTAGCCGAGCTTTTGCCGACGAACAAAGTAGACTTAATGATCTATTTAACGAAGCTTCTGCTAAGGCACAGGAGTCATTTGCCGAATTATTTGAAAATCAAAAATACTATGGATCTGGAAATACTGCTGGTCGATTGGCAGCAAGAAACCTAGCCAAGTTTGGCAGGAATCAAGCTTTAACAGCATCTAATCTAGTCCGTGCTCGCGAAAGTTATCAAAGTAATGTAGAAAGTATACGAGAACGGTTGCGATCATCAAACCGTGATGCTTACTCTAAAGTTCAGTTCAAGCCTCAACCAGGTTTTGCACCTCTAAAACCAAATACTGATATGACTGCAGCTACTTTGCAGTTTGTTGGTGGTATTGCATCTGCAGCCTCTTCTGGGATTAGTTCATATAACAGCTTGAAAGCACCTGATGTTGGTTCTTTTTATAAACCAAATGTAGATTTTTCTTCCTCAATGGACTTTGGCTCCTATGGAAATGTTCCTAGTTCTTTTAGTTTTTATTAAGCGATGACTTCATCTTTTCAATCATTTAGTCGAGGAGGTCAATTTCAACCATCGCAAGTTGATCTAGGTTCACGACAACAGGAACAAGTTAATCAACAAAACGTTCAAGGTTTAGAACGTAACTCTCAAGCTCAGTATGATCTCGATACTCAATCAGCTAGGGAAATTGAAAAGGCTGCACAAGGTCTCGCTGAGTTTTCTACTTCACTTTCAGACATTCTGATCGAAAGACAGAAGAAAGAAAACGAAAAGCTAATGCTGGAAGGTATGCGTGAGTACTGGTTAAATGGTGCTTCTGAAGAGGAACAAACTGCTTTCAAGGAAACAGAAGGTCAGCTCAATGAAGCACGTTCTGCTGCTGACCAAGCTGCAGGCGATTACGAAGCCGGTGGTGGTAATACCTTTGTAGCAGAAGGTATTCGCAACCTTTCAGGGTGGAAGGCGTATGGCTTTGCTAAGGCAATGCTTCAACAAGCTGGAACCAATTACGGCACGTACCAAGTACAACGTGGTGACGAGCTTGGTATTAACGATACCTCAGACCCTAGAGAACGCGCTGCTATCCAACAACAAATTAGAGAAGAGTATCTGAAAACCTTCGCGGAAATGAATCCGTTGTTGTTAGATAATTATTTGTTTCCTTCAATGCGTAAGTTTGAAGAAGCAGATTCCTTAGCTTTTGCTAATCGTCAAGCTAAATTATTTGCAGCAAACAGACAGTTAGAACGTACTCATTCTATGGTTACGCTTTTTCAATCTACTGATCCTGATGCTATTGCTAACGGTATTTTAGAGTGGGAACAAACTAATCTTGGTCAGTACAATGGAAACCGGAAGTTGGCACGAGCTGCGGCTTACCAAGAAATTTTAAAAGGTATTGATAATAAAACGATTTCTGGTACAGCTCTTTACAATGCATTAACTCAATCTAACATCGAACAATTTGATGGTAGTGGATTTAAATCCTTGGCAAAAATGCATCCAACTGAATATGGTTCTTTAATAGATATCGCTGAGTCAGCTTATTCTCAAGATGTAAATCGTACAAGTAATTTTATACGTGCCCGTGAAACGGAACAAGTCAATACACTCCTAGAGCAGTGGAACAATTCAGATAGAAGTGAAGCGACAAAGCGTGAGCTGCTAGAAAATGCTCCACAGTTTATGCATCCTGAGTCTTACCAAGCATTAAACAAGTTGGTTTCTAATGAAGATCACGAAGATACGCTTACGCTTCAACAAATTGAGGAGTACATGCAACTTGGGATTCATCCTCCTGATTTTTTAGTAGAGCAAATTAACGATAAGAGCAAACATGCACAGTTTATTAAAGATATTGGCGAGAGTGAAGATGTACTTCCGCCTAAAGGTGTTCTTGAAAGCAACCTAAACAAACTTGAGGGTTATGTTAGAGGTATGGTCAGGAAATCTGACTTTGATGGTGCACAAACTCTGTTTGGTATCGACAATATTAAAGCAGAATATTTAAATCAATATCGTCTTATTAAAGCTGAGAACCCCAGTATTGACTCTAAAGTTGCTGCTAATCAAGCAATGGCCTTGGCTATCAAAAAAGCAGAAGAAAATAAAAGAGGTTCCGCTTCATGGTTCAAACCCCCTTCTGGTTTTGAAAATAAAAATAGACCTGCTTTTGATCGAGTTAGTAAGGCGCTAGCCAATGGCACTGATGATTGGCGCGATGGTCTAGAAGGACTTGATACACAAACAAAACAACTTAATGATTCACTTAAAGCTAGAACAGGTATTCCCACTTTTTGGAATGACCTTTCTCGTTACCACGGTATTGACCGGTTTGAACTTATCAACGCCAACCTCAGGGCGTACGGATATGAGGAGATCAAAGCACCCAAAGCATCTTTGATTGTTGCTGGGTTACCTCGTGATCAACAACATTTAATCAATTTCCAGAGTACTGGTTCTCGTGAAATGCGAGCTACGGTCAAAGAATCAAAATGGTTCTTAGATAAAGTCGCTCATGTTGAGTCCGAGGCTTATGGTGGCTACGACGCTTTTAACCTAGGTGGTTCTAATCGCGGTCGTACATCTATCGGTTCTGGTAACAGTCAAACAGACTTAGACAAACCAATCTCTACCATGACTGTTGGTGAGATTAAAGAACGACATGCGGCTGGAACTATCCACGCTGTTGGTCGTTATCAATTTACTAGACATGCATTTACTGATGTCATCAATAAACTTGGAATTAAAGATGACGTTGTGTTTGACGGACCTTTACAAGATCTCTTTGCACTGACTCGTGCAGTAATGAGAGTTCGTGAATGGAACCAAGGTACTGTTCTTGGTTTGTCAAATGAATGGGTTGGCCTTGAAAACTACGATGACGCTACTGTTCAACAAATGGTAGGCATTGCACAAAGGCTCCCGGTGTATATGCAGCTTCATACTCTTACTCCGGCTGCTGCTAAGGCACTGCCGCTAGTCAATAGAAACTAATTATGCAAGATCAAGTGATGTACGATCCCCTAATTAGGGATCAAGTCGAAGCAGATGGCTTTGCTGAAGATACGTCTATCCGATTAACTGATAAATACGAAGAACAACCTGAACAGCAACCTGAACAGCAAGCACGTAACGACGAAAACACACTTGATGGTCAGCCGGATCAATTCAATGATTTTGGTGATGTTGTTCGTGAAATTGTTACTGCAGGAGCTGCTGGTTTACAACAGACAGCCTCTGATGTAACCACTCTGCCTGAACGTGCCTTTGATATGGCTACAGGGGGAGATGTCGAAAACCCTGACTTTGATCCCTTTGGTGCTTTTACTAACCCCATTGAAACTCGTACTTGGTGGGGAGGGGTTCTTAAGACTCTGGTGAACTATGGCACCTTGGCATTTGTTCCCGTTCCCGGTGCACGTATCGGTAAGGTGGCTGGTGCTACAACTAAACTTGGATCACTAGGTCGAAGTGCACTTGTAGGTGCAAAGGTTGACCTAATTGCTTCAGGTTCACAGGAGGGAAATGCTCTCCAAATTATTGCTGAACGTACTGGTATTGATATTCCTCTAGCTACCAAAGATACTGATCACCCTGCATTGAAGACGCTTAAAAATGTCGTTGAAGGTATGGGTATTGGAGCCATTATGGATGGTGTTTTTCTTGCCATTAAAGGTGCTGGCGGATCTGCTGATGTTGTTTCACGTCAAGAGGCATCAAAAGCAAGGCATGACACCATGTCTGTTAAACAAGTTCAGGAAAACCCTGAAGCTTTTGGAGGGTACAAAAACAAACCTGTAGCTGATATTCATCAAGGTAACGTCCGTTCTGGTGGTACCGCCGATGGTGTTTATCGACAACAACAACGTATTCGTCACGAGAAGAGCGCTGAGCGTGGGTCTACTGACTCTCTTGTGACTGAGATTGAAGCCGAACGTATTGCTCGTGGTAATCCTGATGTAAGTGATGAAGTCACTACACGGCTAATGAAAGAATTTGCTTCTTCTAGCTATGTAACTAGAGAGGTAGCAGCAGCTCGTAAAGCTGGTGTTCCTTTACATGAGGTTTGGCAAGACTCTATGAAGAGTATGCAAGAAATGTTAGACGGTAGGAATGCAACTGACATTACTCCGCGTGAATGGGCTGATGATTTTTATAGCCAGGGTATTAAAAGAAAAATCAAACTTGATGACGGTAGCTTTGAAGAAATTGAGGTGATGAACCCTAATGCTATTGCTGCTGCTGATCTCATTAAAGGATCCTTGCTTAAAGAGATTCGTGACCTTGGTATTTCCGGACGTGAACTTCAAGATTTTTATGACCTTGGTGATGTAGATGGTCCTGGGCAAGCTTTGTTTGACAAGTTTGCTGCCTTGACTGTTATGACTAAAAAGTCACGAAAATTTGCCGGTTATGACCTGCGTTCTGTCGGAGGTTTGGACGTACCTAAAAAGGTTGATTTCGAAAAGGAAGTCTCTAAAGAAGTTCAGGAATCAATTGATGCTTTCCGTACTGCCTATGACATGGCTGGTGAAAGTGGTGACAATGAGCTTTTTAAAACCTATATGGAAACGGCTTCCATGATGGAAGATGCGCGTAATTTAGATGATTTAGATTCCTTCTTACGTAAAAAAATGCGTGGCGGTGAGTTCAACGGTCGCAAACAAACCGGTGAACTTGTTAAGGAACTTGAAGGTGTAATGATTCACAGCGTTCTTAGTGGTCCTAAAACCCCAGTAAGAGCCATTATGGGAACTGCTTCTGCGGCTTATCTGAGGCCATTTGCCACTGCTTTAGGTGCCACTTTAACTGGTGATGTAGTTACTCGTAAGGCATCTTTGGCAGCTTTAAACGGCATGGTCGAGATGATACCTGAGGCTCTTACTCTTTTCCGTAAACGTCTCAATGGATATTTCTCTGGTGATATGGCTACTGTTCAATCTCGGTATGCCGAGGTTACTAGGCAAGACTCACAGTGGCAGATGTACGGCGATTGGGCTGAGAAACGTGGCACCGATGCTGATAAAGCAGTTTTCCGTTTTGCAAATATGGCTCGCGGCATAAACGACAGCAACCTGTTCACGTTTTCCACCAAGATCATGGCTGCAACTGATGACACCTTTGGTCATATCCTTGCTCGTGGAAAGATGCGTGAACGTGCTATGCGTGAATCTCTTGATATGGCAAGTAAAGGTGACATTACTGAAATTACTCCTGCTATCTTAAAAAGAGCAGAAGATAAATTCTACTCACAGATATTAGATGCTGACGGTAATATCGTTGACGATGCTGTTAAGTTTGCCAAGCGTGAAGCAACGTTGACTCAAGATCTCGAAGGTTTTTCTAAGGGACTAGAGAACTTATTTAACCAGAACCCTTGGGCCAAACCGTTTTTCCTGTTTGCACGTACTGGTGTTAACGGTCTACAACTGACTGCCAAATACACACCTGGATTTAATCGTTTGGTTAAAGAGCACAATGTTATTGCACGTGCTACTGCAGAAGATGTTACTTCTGGAAATCTAACTAAGTATGGCATCAATACCTTTGAAGAGTTGCAGAACGCTAAGGCACTTCAGAAAGGTCGGATGGCAATTGGTTCTTCAGTAATCACCCTGGCCTCCATGATGTGGATGTCTGGCAACATGTCTGGTGATGGCCCTACTGATCGTCAGATGCGTCAGTCCTGGGTTGATGCTGGATGGCGTCCACGTACTTTTACTGTTGGTGGCGTTGAAGTTGGTTATGAAAGTTTTGAACCATTCAACCAAATTATGGCAACAGTTTCCAATATTGGTGACCATAGCTTACTTATGGGAGAGGAGTGGACTGAAGACCAATTACTTAAGGTGGCTATGGTTGTAGCTCAAAGTGCTGCAAGTAAAAGCTACTTAACTGGCCTTCAACAGTTCGTAGACCTGTTTTCACCTGGTCAACAAGGTGGTCATAACAGGATCATTGCAAGCTTGATGAACAACACTGTTCCCCTGTCTTCAATGAGAAATGAATTGGGTAAATTGTTTAATCCATATATGAAAGAATTGAATTCTGGTATTACAGATTCTATTCGTAACCGAAACCAAATTAGTGAAGGGTTGAGCGGTCAACCGTTACCTGTCAAGTATGACATGCTCAACGGCAAGCCAATTAATGATTTTAACTTTATTAATCGTGCTTGGAATATGTTTTCGCCTATCCAATTTAATTTAGATCAGGGTCCTGGTCGTAAGCTGCTTTTCCGCAGTGGTTATGACGCACGACTTTCTGTTTACTACGCACCTGATAACACTGATCTTTCTGAATTGCCTGGAGTCCGATCTAAATTCATGAAAGCTATTGGTGATCAAAATCTAGAGGCTGAACTTAACCGTCTTTCGACTGAACCGCGTATTCAGGCAAGTATTCGAAAAATGGAACGTGATCGTAATAATGGTGCACGTGATAATGATCCTATGAAGTCCTACTATCACACACAGGAAATTCGTAATTTATTTAATGGAGCTAGAAAACGAGCTTGGTTTTTAATTATGAATGAACCTGATGTTCGGGCTGCTATCAATGAATCTCAAACTAAGCGTCAGTCTGCTTTTGATTCAAAGATGGAATCTACCTACGGACAAATTGATCCAGTCCTTAACATACCTAAGTAATGGCAACTACACTAACAACTGAACATTCTTATACAGGTAATGGCTCCACTACTAATTACTCTGTCACATTTACATATTTAAAAGAAGCAGATGTCAAGGTAACACTTGATCATGTTGCTACAACTGCATATACGTTTGCTAACGCTTCAACCATTTCATTCACTACTGCTCCTGCTAATGGAGTAGGTATCCGTATCTTCCGTGATACTGATGTAGATGCAGCCCGATTTGTATTTTCTTCGGGCTCTGCCCTTAAGGCTGGTGAGCTAAATGAAAACCTAGATCAGCTTCTGTATGCTGACCAAGAAAAGGCTAGCACTGACAACATTGCTGACGAAGCTGTTACCACAGCCAAGCTTCGTGATGATGCTGTAACTACTGCAAAGCTTGCAAACCTTTCCGTTGCTACTGCTCAGTTAGCAGATAGTAGTGTAACAACTGCAAAGATTGCAGCCGATGCAGTCAACGGTACAAAGATTGCTGACAACAGCATTAACTCTGAGCACTACGTTGATGGTTCTATCGACACTGCTCATATTGCTGATGCACAAGTCACGACAGCCAAGATTGCTGATGATGCTGTTACTCCTGCCAAACTTGCAAACACGGCTGTAACTGCTGGTAGCTACACAGCTACTGACATTACTGTTGATGCACAAGGCCGGATTACTGCTGCATCTAATGGTGCCATTGGTACTTCTGAAATTACTGATGCTGCTGTTACTACAGCCAAGATCGCTGATGCAAACGTCACTACAGCAAAGATTGCAGACAGTGCAATCACTAATGCAAAACTGGCTGATGCTGAACTGGTAGAGCTTGCCACCATGGGTGGTAACACTGCTTCTGCTTTAGCTGACCTTACACAAGCTGAAGTACAAATCCTTGATGGTGCAACGGTTACCACTGCTGAGCTAAACACGCTTGATGGTGTTACCGCTACTGCTACAGAGATTAACCAGCTTGACGGCAATACACTAAAAGCCTCAAGTACTGACTTCACATCATCTATTCAGTTCCCGTCTGCTGCTGAGATTGACTCGCGTATTACCGCACGTATTGATCCACTTGGTGGTTTTGAAGCTATTGCTGATGAAGACAGCTTCCCAGCAACTGCACCTCCAGTTGGCACAGTTATTAGTATCGCCAACGCTAACAGCCTTGCTGTCAATAGCAGTGGTGTAGGTGCTGGTACACGTGCAGGTGGTAGTGATGCTGTTGTTATTAACGGCTTCCCATCTGGGTTCAATAGCACGTCTCTTGATGACGGTATTGGTCTCCTGGTTATTGCCACGAGCACTGCACACACGTATGACTTCCATCGTGTTGTTGCAAAGAACGAAGACGTACGTCAGCTCAGTTCTGACATTAACGACTTCAAAGCACGGTATCGGATTGGTTCGTCTAACCCGACTACTGACAATGATGCTGGTGACTTGTTCTTTAACACTGGCACTAGCAAGATGCTTGTACGTAATGCAGGTAACTCTGCGTGGCAAGAAGTACAAGCTGTTGGTGACTTCTTCATCAATACTATTAGCTCCTCTAGTGGTACTGGTGGCGGCTCAGCGACGTTTAACGGCTCTGCCTATAGGTTTACCCTTAGCAATGCTCCAATCACCGCACAGCAGCTTCTAGTAAGCATTAACGGTGTTGTACAGAAACCTAACAGTGGTACTTCACAACCTTCTGAAGGTTTCGTACTTAATGGTGCTGACATCATTTTCTCTGCTGCTCCTGCATCTGGTGCTGCTGGTTTCTTTATTACCATTGGTTCTAGTGTAGGTATTGGTACGCCAAGTGATAACACTGTTAGTACAGCTAAGCTT